AGAAACCTTTATGTTTAAAGGAATAGAATATAATACAGATGTAAGAAAAGGTAAAAATAAAGGTGGTAAATTTCCAGATTTAAATAAAGATGGTAAAGTTACTCAAGCTGATGTTCTTAAAGGGCGTGGTGTATTTCAAGAAGGCGGTGAAATGGCTATGCCTCCTGAACTTATGGAACAAGATGTTCCAGTTGATACCTATCCAAATATGACACCTGAAGAAGAAGCAATGCCTGTTGCTTCAGATGAACAAATGCAAGAAGACTATGTTGATTATGTAACAGCAGAAGTTTTAACAACTGACGAACAAAATTATTTAAATTCAGCATTAGATAACGATCCGCAACTAGAAGGTATTTTAGATAAGGTTGTTACTTATGCAGCAGAATTTACTGGTGAAGGGACAGTAGAAGGCCCGGGAACTGGTATATCAGATTCGATACCTGCAAGGTTATCGGACGGTGAGTTTGTAATCACCGAAAAAGCAACAGACCAAATCGGTGCTGACAATCTGCAAACGATGATGGACGAGGCAGAACGTGCAGCCGATGGTGGAATGATGCAAAAATATGCACTTGGCGGTGCTGTGGATAATCCCATGCTAGGTGGAGCAGTTAAAGATACTACTCCGCTAATGGATGAAAAAACCGGAATGTATGGAACAACACGGCAAGACGATGAAATGAAAAAGCAAATGATGTACGCTAATCGTATGCCAAGCATAATAGGACGATAAGGCTACCTGATATTCAGCCCCTTATTAATTTTAACCTAGAGGCCACCTTGTAAGTTCAAGACCCTATATTAACAAAGCGCATTAATATAGCTACCTTGAAAAAAGACAAGCCCCAAAAGGAGAGCGATATGACTGACGAACAAATGGAACCAGAAGCAAATCCGTACAACGCAAAGAAAGAATACCATAATAAAACTGGTATGACAAAAATGCAAAGTGCTGATTCATTATTTTATGAGGAACCAAAACAAGAGGCTACTTCCGAAGAAGAAGACGGAACCCCTCAAAAGAAACCTCGTACTAACTATAAAAAAAGGTATGATGATTTAAAGAAACATTATGATACTAAGTTATCTGAATTTAAACAACGAGAACAAGAACTACAATCAGCAGCGGAAAAAGCATATCCTAAATATCAGCCGCCTAAAAGTGAAGAAGATCTTGAAAAGTTTAAAACAGAATATCCAGACTTATATGAAACTGTAGAGACAGTTGCCCACATGCGAAGTGAAGAACAAGTTTCAGAACTTCAATCTAAACTACAAGCTTTAGAAGAACGTGAAGCAACTATATCTAAAAGGGATGCAGAAGCAGAACTACAAGCTAGGCATCCTGATTTTGAAGACATAAGAGGTGATGAAAATTTTCATAGTTGGGCTAAGACTCAACCAGAAGATATTCAAAAATGGATATATAACAATGCTGATAATGCTACTTTAGCTAGTCGTGCAATTGATTTATATAAGTTAGAAAATAATATAGCTATTCAACCTTCAAAAAAGTCAGTGAGATCGCAAACTTCACGCCCAGATGCAGCATCAATGGTGTCAACAAAAACAACAAATGTTGAACCCCAACAAGCTAAAATCTGGACACAAAGGGAAATTGCATCTTTATCCATGAATGACTATGATAAATACGAAGAAGAAATTGATCTAGCTGTTCAGGAAGGAAGGGTGCGATAATATTTTTTGTCTAAAAATTAAAGGAGCTTAACAATGGCTTATAACGCATCAGATCAATATTTTGAGCCTAGTACAGATACCAATGCAAACTTTGCAAACTCTGTATCTACACAGGCCAATTCATACTTCCTACCTGCTATTTATAGCAAAAAGGTGCTTAACTTTTTCAGGAAAGCATCGGTAGCTGAAGCAATTACTAACACAGATTATGCTGGAGAGATCACGGCTTACGGAGATTCCGTCAAGGTAATCAAAGAGCCTGAAATCACAGTATACACATATGAAAGAGGAGCAGATGTAACAGCAACTAAACTAACAGATGCAGAAGTTAATTTGGTTGTTGACACAGCAAACGCTTTTAAGTTCATCGTAGATGACATTGAAACTAAGATGTCACACGTAAACTTTAAAGAAGTAGCGTCTTCTTCAGCAGCTTACGCATTGCGTGACGCTTATGATGAAGGTGTTATTGCTGTAATGTTTGCAGGTGTATCAGCATCTAGCCCTAATCATATTCTTGGTTCTGATAATGCAACTGACCTAGCGGCTGGTACTTTTGACGGTACTGGTAACTTGGATATCGGTTTTGCTTCTGGCGAACACGACCCTATTGACGTACTGTCACATATGGCACGTTTGTTGGATGAGCAGAATGTACCAGAAGAAGGACGTTGGTTTCTAGCTAATCCTGAGTTTTATGAGCAGCTAGTACAAAGTTCTTCCAAGCTACTTTCGGTAGACTATAACGCTGGTCAAGGTTCTATTCGTAACGGTTTAGTATCGTCTGGAAAGCTACGTGGTTTTGACATGTACAAGACTAACAACATTGCATCTACCACCAATGCGGCTGGTAAGTGTATTGCTGGTCATATGTCTTCAACATGTACAGCACAGACTATTACTAGTACTGAAGTAATTCGTGACCCTGATAGCTTTGGTGACATCGTGCGTGGTTTGCACGTTTATGGATCTAAAGTAATGCGTGGCGAAGCTTTGGTATCTGCCTTCTACGGTATAGACTAAGCTATAGCAACTTGGGGGCTTCACAGCCCCCTTTAATTTTTAAGGTAAAATTATGGCCCAAATTGGAAGTGAAGCAAACCCAATGATGTTTAGAAAAGCAATAGTAAGTAAAGAAAGTAGATTTCGTAAAGGCTTTGATAAAGATAAGTACCAGAGTAATTACGATAGAATATTTAAAAAGGGAGCAAAGACTAATGAAAAAGGATAAGAAAAAAGATATGTATATGGGAGGAGGCTACGCTCGTCAAATGAGACGAGAAGGTGGTCAAGCATCTGATTATTCTTCTATTAGAGACATGGCTCTTTCATGTGAGAAAAAAACAGGTGGTGTAAGCACAAAAAGTAAACCTACTGAATCCTAATGGCAACTTATCTTAATCTAACAAACGAACTACTACGTGAAATGAATGAAGTTGTTTTAACTTCAACAACTTTTGGTGATGCAGTAGGTATTCAACAACACGCTAAAGATGCAATCAATAGAGCATACTTAGATATTGTTAATGAAGAACCTCAATGGCCTTTCTTATCTACGGCTGAAAGTGGTGCAACCGATCCAATGTACGGTAATGTATACATTGAAACTACTGCTAATACACGTTGGTATGAATTAAAACCAGCAAGTTCTAGTATTACAACTGATTATGGTTATATAGATTGGGATAACTTTCTTTTAACAACTGTTGGAGTTTCTGGGGAATCAGCACCTTTTGTAGCACAGAACTTACGTTTTGTAACTACAGAAGAATGGAAAGATAACTTTCGCATATCAGAAAATAAAGACGATGCTGGTGATGCAAGCGGTGGAGAACCCCGAAGAATTATTAGAAGCCCTGACGCACGTAAGTTTGGACTAAGCCCTATACCCGATAAAGTATACCGTGTATGGTACTATGCTTATGATTTACCAACAGAGCTTGATGCTCATGGAGATGCAACAGTTTTTCCTGACTTATATAAGCCTGTTATACTGGCAAGAGCTAGATACTTTATACATCAATTTAAAGAAAGCCCACAATCAGCAGCGTTTGCATTAGAAGACTATAAGCGTGGTTTAAAACTTATGAAGTCAAATTTAATGGAACCTGTTCCTTATTACATGAAAGACGATAGGATGCATTACGTATAATGTCTCAAGCATTTGGCTTTAGTTGTAAAGGCGGTTTAAATACAAACTTAAATCAGTTTGAATTATTAACTACGCCCGGAGCAGCAACAGAACTACGAAACTTTGAAGTAGATTCTGATGGTGGCTATAGGCGTATAAACGGTTATGTTGAGTTTGGAGATAATAGACCAAACAGTTCTAATCGTGTTTTAGGTTTAGCGGTTTATGGTGATGGGCTTATTGTTTGTTCAGGCACAAATATTTATTTTACATTAGACGGCACTACATACTTACAGATAAATAAAGCAAGTGTAGATTCTGGTGGAGACAACTTCTCTACTTTTTCAGGACGTTCTGTTTCAGCACGAACTGCTCAAGGACAATGTTCTATTTCTATCTTTGAAGGTGCTACAACATATGGTGAAGTATTCATATGTGACGGAGCAAACAAACCTTTTTATTTTAAAATGACAGGTTCAGGAGCATTAAGCGGTAGAACTTTTTTTGCAAAAGAAGTAACTGTCAGTAGTACAGTA